CACAGGTGCTGGCGAATGCCGTGGCCTACCTCCGGATCGCGGTCGGCGAGGTGCTCACCGTTCCCTCGGTGCCCGGCACCGCCCTCGACAACGTGGCCTACACCTCGTTTTTGCTGCCGGGCCTGATGATGATGGGCGTGCTGCAAAACGCGTTTGCCAACAGCTCGTCGAGCCTGGTGCAAAGCAAGATCATGGGCAATGTGGTGTTCTTGCTGCTCACCCCCTTGTCTCACTGGCATTGGTTCTCCTTCTACCAGAAAGAACTCCCAGATGTCTGTAGATGCTTTTATAAAGCTATTTGGAGGGAATGGCAGCTATAAGTTAATATACAAATCTAATGGTCCAGCAGATGCCAGAATGGTTCAGAATGGTATGAAAACCAGACTAGACCACCCGCAGATAGAAGTTATTGATTGGGAAGTTTCTGTTGAAGAGCTTGGTTCTATCTACGACAGAAGCGATTGTTTATTGTATCCAACAAGCGGAGAAGGATGGGGTAATATCCCATTTCAAGGCATAGCCAAGGGTATACCAACCATCTGCACAAATGCTACAGCTTGTGAAGAGTATGCTTATATGTCAGTACCTCTTGATTATGAATGGACTACAGACAAGATGACGGGTTTGTATTATGGTGCCGGATCTTGGGCAAAGCCAAAATTTGATGATTTATGTGATAAAATGTTATATGTGGTAAATAACTACGAAGAAGTGTCTGCCAAGACATTTGCTTCAGCCCAGTATATTCACCAGAATATGACATGGGAGCAAGTTTCAAAGGACTATATAAATAGATTATGTCAGATATTGAAAGATATCAATCTCAAACCTTAATTGACGAATTAAAGAAAGTTGAAGAAGCCGGACTGCTGTATGTCAAAGGCTACAACTATAATGAGATTGCTACGCTATTAACTTTGCCAATTGAGAAGGCAAAGAATTATATTGCAGAATACAAGAAAATTCTCAACAGACAGGCTGAGGAAGATCCATACTTCCTTGAGAAATTACAATTTAACACTATCAAAGCTCTTCAGGAGTTTGATCAGTTAAGCAAGGAAGCTTGGGAGACAGTAAATATTGCTACCGATCACGGAATGATTCCGGCACGAATCCAGGCTATTAAACTTGCTGGCGATCTGGCAACTAAGAAGGCTCAGCTGCATAAGCTGCTTAGCGGTAACACAACAGATAATCAGTATATTGCAAGAATGCAACGAGCAGAGAATGTAAACCAAATTCTCTCAAAGGTGTTAAGAGATGTAATCGCCAAACATCCAGAAATTTCTAACGAGGTTCGGGCTGAGCTTGAGATTGCCTTTGAGATCATGAACGCGGATCAATAATGCAATGAGACCCAAAAACGGCCCTCATAAAGGTATTTTTTTCTCAAATCGACCAATACCTTCCCCATTGTGTAGGAGATTAGGATGACAGATTTCTTAGGAATGAATTTAGAGTTTTCAGATTTTGAAAGGCTTTTGCGTCAAGATGATCTTATCGAAACTCCCGTGGATATTCAAACATTCGTGCAAGATAAAAATTTTTTGGGATTACCCCCGCTTTCCGATATTCAATTAGAAATCGTAAGACATAGTACACAGATATACAAAGAAAGAACTTTAATAGCTATGTACGGAGAGGAAAAAGGAAGGGAGTGGTATAACAAATATACAGACAATGAAGTTATATGCATGTTAGGTAAAGGATCTGGTAAAGACCACTGCGCTAGAATATCAATGGCATATACGGTATATTTAATTCATTGTTTACGCGACCCTCTAATTTATTATGGCAAGGCTCATGGTGTGTATATAGACTTGCTTAACCTTGCTGTTAATGCTCAGCAAGCTCAGAGAGTTTTCTTTGAACCTTTTAAAAACTTATTGCTGCGTTCACCATATTTTAATAAGATTGGATTTGAGCCAAGAGTTTCAGAAATATTTTTCTTCTCAAAACCGGTGAGATGTTTCTCTGGTCACTCTGAGAGTGAAGGTTGGGAAGGTTATGAAGTGATGACTATCATTTTGGATGAGATTGCAGCTTTTAAAACTGATGCGGAATTGCGTGGAGAAACAAGATCAAAAGGTTCTGCATCTGCGATTTATAACATGAGTAAGTTATCAATTATGTCGCGCTTTCCAGAAATCGGTAAGGTTATTCTTCTTTCATTCCCTCGATATAAAGGTGACTTCATTCAGCAAAGATATATAAACTCAAGAGAAAAGAATGAACCTAAAACATGGTCTATAAAGGCCGCTACTTGGGAAGTTAATCCTACGATTAAAAGAGAGCAATTAGAATCGGAATATATTAGAAACCCGATTGAAGCAAGAAGTCGTTTTGAATGTGAACCACCAAACATGGAAGATGCATTCTTTAGAGATCCAGATCTTGTAAGAAAAGCTTTTATGTATTCTGAAGATCCAATTGATGAAGAAGGTAATTTTAAAAACTGGTTTAATAATACAGATGGTCAAACTAGATTTATACATGTTGACTTGGCTTTAAAGAGAGACAGAGCTGCGCTTAGTATGGTTCATTGTCCTGGATTAAAAGAAATTAAAACATTAAATGGCGTTGAGCAGCTGCCAATTATTAATGTTGATCTTGTGTATTCATGGGAAGCATCAATTAACAAAGAAATTAATTTCTCATCTATCCGACAAATGATCGTTGATCTCTGTAGAAAATTTGATGTTGCTAAGGTTACATTTGACCGTTGGCAATCAATTGAAATGATTCAGGGGCTTAGGGGTCAAGGAATTAATGCAGATTTTCATAGCGTAAAGAAAACTGATTATGACACACTAATGACTGCTATTTATGATACTCGATTAAGAGGATATTGGAATGAGCTGCTGGTTGAGGAAGAGTTACTCAAACTGAAGCTGTTTGGTAATAATAAAATTGATCACCCTAATTCTGGATCAAAAGACTTAGCTGATGCTGTTGCCGGTGCATCTTTTGTATGTGTTGAAAACATTGCGGTAAATTCTGAAATTGATATTGAGATCTGGGCACCGGATAAAAATTGGGAAGCAAATGAAGATTTACCAGAATATGGCACTGTTCAAATGTATAATGGAAATACCGGAAAGTTTGAATCCGGTTTTGGAAAAGAAGAACAGGATGGAATGAAATGGTTGGAAGCGCTCTAGAACAGACAAAGGTTACTCACGAAGAAGTAATCAGGAATCTTGGCATGCAAATTGCAAACCTTGTTATCGAGAATAATATTCTTAAGATTGAGAACGAAAAGCTGAAGAATTACATTGGACAATTGACCCTGGCTCAGTAGGGCAATTAAAAAAATTATAAGATTTTTTACGCCCGACACACTTTCTATCACTATGGGTGGTAGTGTGCTTTTGACCAAGTAGGGATACCCTACACAAATAAAACATAGGAGCAAAAAAATGAGCACGATTAAGATCAACAAGGTTGATAGCCTTCCCGAAATCGCAAGAGCAGGAAGAAGATCAGAAGAACTCAATGCAATTATTGATGCATTGGTTCAATCTGCCAAGACGAATACGCCATTCAGCCTGATGGGAATTAAGGCAGGAAATGCTTATAACTCAATGCAGCAAAGAATTCGCGCACAGGCGAAGAAGTTGGGTTACAAGATTGTTATCCGTTTTGATTCGGCAAAGGAAACTCTTTACTTTCAGGCTAGCGTGATGGATGCTATCACCGTCACTAAGGATGGTGTAAAGAGCAACGAGATTGCTGGCGTAAAGTCTAAGGAAAAGACTTCTAAGTAATCGCCCATAAAGAAATCAAGAAAAGCCCCTCGCATAAAGTGCGAGGGGCTTTTTTATTTGATATACTTTGTTCATGTCATTAGAGATTGAACAACAAAAAATAGAAATATCAAGCGAAGATATTAGCAAGTGGTGTCCAATGTTTGGACTTCCATGTTATGATCGCTCATTAACTGAACCATTCTTTATGTCTTTTATGAAGAGTGTTATGTACTACAAAGACATTAATTTAAAGTTTGGTGTTAGCACGATTACTGATTCTCTTATTAATCGAGCTCGTAATAATCTTGTTGCTAAGTTTATGGCAAACAAGCACTTTACACATTTGATTTTTCTTGATGTGGATCTTGAATATAAGCATGAAGATATTGTAAAAATGCTTTGGCACGATAAGGATATTATTACCGGAGCGTATCCAGTCAAGGATATTAACTGGGATAAAGTTGTCGGTCATGTAAATAACGGTGTTAGTTCAAATGATTTGTTAAAGAAATCTACACGATTTGTGGTAAATCCAGTTAGACATAATGAAAACAAGATTGAAACAGACAATGGTGCATTATCTGTTCACGATGCCGGAACTGGTTTTATGTGTATTAAAAGATCAGTCTTTGAAAGAATGATTGAAGCATATCCGGAATTAAAATTTAGAGATGACACCGGCAGCTTGAAGGGTGAAGAACTTGATTATACATATGCCTTCTTTAATTCTTACGTGGATGATGACGGTAGATTTGTATCTGAAGATTATGGATTCTGTAGGTATTGGCAAAAGCTTGGTGGTAAGATTTGGGTCGATCCAGCGATTGAGATTGGACATTTGGGTAGGTTTATGTACCAGGGTTCAATGATAGAATACCTCGTTGACATTTCTAAGAAATACTCCTGAAATTGGAAATATTATAAAGAGACACATAGGTTCCGAAAAATATATTAAATTTTTCTGAAATATTGGCTAAAATGCGCATGGTGTTTCATTAGATAATGATTTAG